CATATTTGCAGAGAAAGTTCTTCTTTCACCTTCTCCAAAGAAAGGCATTACACCATGTCTTAACCATGATGGAAACATTAACATTGTTCCAGTAACAGGTTTAATATATTCTTCTGTTATTGGACGAAGCATATTAATATCCCTCATACCATTTATACCCCAAGATAGATAAGTAAATCCATCAACAGCTCCAGAAGAATTATTTAATCCATCAAATTCTTCAGAAGGATTACCAAGTTTTTCTATCTGTGGTGGAACTTTTAAATATAGGATACAAGATAAACCCATTGGTGTTTTTGTGCCATGGTCGTGTATTGGATTGTAATCACCCTCATAACTATGCACACTCCACATTGTTTCCATTTCTGTTTTAGATTTAATACCAGTAACTTTTTCCATATATGTTTCACCAAGTCTTAATAAAACATCTGAAAATTGTTTTCCAACACTCTTATCATTGTGGTTAATTGTCAGTTGTGCTGACCGTTCATCTCTACTAATTTGTCCAACTAATCCATGAGCAGCAGTTACATTTGCTGGAATAATAACGTCATCAATATGTGAATTGAATTCATCTATTATATCAATTGGAAATTCAACCTTCATTATATGTACTGCAGCTTTAGGTCGCATTGCAATTTCCAAACCACTTGGATTTGGTTCTTGTGCTTTAGTGCCTTCAAATTCTGTTACGTCTTCACCAGATTCTTGTCTTCTATTATATTCAGCGGCAAGTTCCCTAGATTTTTTTCTTCTTTCTTGTTTTGCTATTTCTTTTTCTGTCATACTGTCATTCATGGTCTTTCCCTCTTCAGTTAAAGCATCAATTGCCTTTTGTTTGAACTCGGCCGCCTTGTCTGGTTGACCCATTGCTTCAATCATTTTTGAATGGTCATCTATTGTATAAGGTTTTTCTGGGGGTTTTTGAACTTCTACTGATTTTGTAGGATTGTCTTCTGAACCTTTATTGGTTAATATCTCAACTCCCATTTGGGAAGCACCAACGTCAATTTCTTTTACCATAATATATTCTCACTAGTTCATAATTTTAATTTATTATACAATAAAAAAGGGGCTGTTGTCAACCCCTTTTCTATATTTTTTTGACTAACTTTTGTAAGCGTAGTCTGTACCGAGTACACTTGCAACACCTGCTGCAATTATTGCGGCTGATGGTTTACCCATTCTGTAAGCAACACCTTCAGAAGTTTTGTTTGTGTATACCACATGACCTTCTGATTTAATGGTGTCAACCATTTTAGTTGGGCTTTTCAAATCAAAACGAGTTCTTAGATGTTTCCAAGTTACGTTTTTACCTTTAGTTAAAAGATTAATAATCTTTTCTTTTTTAGTTAGTTTTTTATACATAATTTCTCCATAATGTAAAGTTAATCGTCAAGCAAAATTACTTGATTTCGATTGTACGAGGACGTTTTTCCTCAGGCACAATTTGTTCTAACTCAATAGACAGTAATCCGTCTTCGAGCTTTGCAGAATTAATTATCATATCATCTGCAAGGGTAAACTTTCTCTCAAATTTTCTATAGGAAATTCCTCTGTGAAGAATTTCTTCTCCATCAGTTTCATTATCTTTATCAGATTTGATTGAAAGTATTCCGTCTGTTAGTTTAATGTCGATATCTTTTTTACCAAAGCCAGCTAATGCTAACTCTAAAATATATTTTGGTGAGTCACCTCCGAGTTTCTTTATATTATAGGGTGGATAGTTATCGGTAGTTGAGCTAACAGACCCTAATCTATCAAAAGTTCTGTCGAACCCAATAGTATAGTTTAGAATTTGTGTTGGTGTGAGTGTGTTGAATAGTTGTTTGCTTACCATGATTATTTCTCCTTATTAAGCAAGATTAAAATGAAGTCCCTTAATGGCAACTTCATAGTATATATATGGGGATTGTATCTATAAATGTCAACCCCCACATAATTTTTTTTTTAGAATTCGCTTTCTTCTTCTGTTGCAATATTTTCTTCTTCTGAAACTTCTTCCAGAGGATTAATGCCTGCATCAATCTTACTGTAAAGGTCTAAGAAGCTTTCTTTAGTATCAGTATCGAACCTAGAAATACATAACTCAATAGACTTTGCTTTATCATTAAAGATTGCAAAGGCTTTAGCAATATGGTCTAACCGTCTAGTACTAATAACACTATCTATGCCACCATCTGCAAAAGTTTTTCTAATGACATCTGCCCAAGTGATTAGATTGTCTGCAAACTTCTCATCAACCTTACCATATTTCTTCATTGCACCGACAATAATCTTTTTCTCGATTGCGATTGAAGCGTATGGTTGTTCTAGAGTAATTGCAAATCTTTCAAGGAATGCTTCGTTCAGAACATTAGTTCCAATAAACATACCGTCATCTGAACCTTGACCCTTAGTATTGGCTGTTGCCATTACGTTGAAACCCTTCTTAGGAGTTATCCATTGATTTACTTTTTTAAGATAAACACCCTTGCCTTCAAGGACTGGTTGTAAACACATTAACTTGTTAGAACCTAAATCAATTTCATCAAGAAGTAAAGTACAACCTCTGTTCATTGCCTCAATAACTGGGCCAGGAACAAATTTAGTTTCACCATTTATTAATCTGAAACCACCAAGTAAATCGTCCTCATCAGTTTCGATTGTAACATTAACCCTAATCAATTCTTTTTTCATCTCAGCATGTATCTGTTCGATCATAAGAGTTTTACCGTTACCAGATAAACCAGTAACAAAAAGTGGATAATACAACCCAGACTGTACAATCTTTTTGATTGTAGCAGTATGACCCCAAGGCACAAAACCTTCGAATTTTGACGGAACTAAATTCTCTATGTTACTTGACATAACTAAATTTACACTCATGTTTTCTTGAGGAACTTGAACAACTGGAGCAGGAATATTTACCTGAACCTCTTTTACGATATCTTTTTTAGAGATACCAACTGGTTTAATTTTGACTTGAGCATATTCGCCCATACCAGTAACCATACCAGATTGTTTTAAATGACCAATACCAATTGACCTCTTAATATCTTTAAGAACTTTTTTGGCTTGGTCTATGGTAATAACTGCCTCACTACCAAATTGATTAGTTGCCTCTACTATAAAATTTTCTATTGCCTTCATATTTTCACCTCATTATTATTATTAAACATCATCATTGAATATAACTTATTATACGACATTTTTAGGGTAATGTCAAGGGGTATTGTTAAGTCCTTGTTTTTACTCAGTTTTTTTACCATCATATAATATACCTTCTTTTAAAAAAAACGAATCGATTCGTTTAAGCAACCTTCTGAATAAACTTGTTAAGTAGTACTCTACTAGTTACTTTACCTTTAGAAGCTTTTCCAAATGCTCTCTTTAGATTTGCTTTTGAAGCACCAACTTCAACATCTAATTCACCACTTGCAATGTCAAGTTTTGCACCACCAGGCAAGATATAAAACTCATCATAACCTTCTTTTTTTGAAACCAATACTTTGTTCTTATTAATTTCTTTAGAGTACTCACCAGCTTCTTCCCATGAACAATTCATCTCATCCATGATTATATCTTTTCTAACCAAACCTGCTTTACCAGAACCAGCAATAAAGAACCCTAGAATATTCATATTTGGAACTCTCTTTTTTAATAGAGTTAGAAGCATACTAGTTTGATTTGTAGAACTTATTCTTCCATATTTATTTTTTGTTTGACCTTCTTGAACTGTAGTATTTGTAACTGGGTCAGTAATTACTAATACTGATTCATAGTCATTAGTAGTAGCACTTTGATTACTCCCAACATTATCAACAATACATTTCTGTCTAATAGGGTGACTATAACCATCTGTTAGAAATACAGTATTTAATTTTTGAACACCAATTGATTTTTTATACTTTGGTAATAAATCCATTGCAGCAACAATAGCATGATTAAGAGGAGTTCCACCCAAATTTAATTTATATGGAACATTTATTGGAAAACCATCTTTTCTCCAATCTCTATGACCAACCCATCTTTGAGCCATTTTCCAAAGATAATTCATCATTTCATCTTGGTCTTTTTTATTCATTTTATTAGAAGAAAATTCTAGTAATTTTACATCATCAATTATCATATCACCAGATTTAAAATCTTGAGTTGTAGTATCTATTCCACCATCCCAATTTCTAGTATCTCTATTATAAGAATCAGTAAAAGCATAAACTTGAAATGGAATTTTTATTCTGTCACAAAACCATATTAGATTAAATAATTGTTTTAGAGTAGTTGCCATATTAGTATGCATTGAACCAGACCAATCTAAAAACATTACCATACCATGACTGGTAGCTCCAGGCATAGTAGTTACTTTTCTAAATAAGTCATCATTGAATTTGTAAGAGTGTAAAACACCCATATCTAAAGTACCAGTTTTAGAAGTAGCAGCTCTCTTATATAAGTCAGCAGATTTTCTCATCTCAAATTCTTTAACCATATAAGAAATAACTTTTTTACTATCTCTTTTAATAGTTAGAAATTCTTCATTAGTCTTTTTAATAAATAAAGTATTTTCACCTTCTTCTTTATAATTTTCTCTGCATAATTCAAGTATTTTATCTGAAGGAATAATTATATTCTTTGTTTTTGTTTTAGGAATAAAAGAATATGATCTGTCTTTAGCAGTAGTATCTCTTGCTTCTTCTGTCTTTTTAGAATAACTAGTGTCTGTAGTAGCACTTATTTCATCTGAACCCTCACCACCTTCTAGAGTATTAACATTTACTTCTTGAGTATCATCAGTTTCATCTGAATCTTCTTCTGACTGAGCAGGAGCATTAGAATCTTGACTTTGTTCTTGACCTTCTTCTGAATCTTCTTCTGGACTATCCTCAGACTCACCAGACTGTGATTGCTCTTCTTGTTCCTCACCTTGAGACTCTTTGTTTTCTTGCATCCACTTGTATAATTCTTCTGAAAGATTTAGAACGTCAGCTTCAGTTTTTACATTACCAACTTTCTCCACCCAGATTTTTTCTTGGTCTGCAAATGGAGTATTAACTGTACCTTTAAAGTACAAGTTAATTCTATCAATTAAATTCATATTTGAAATATCTTTACCTTTAGTACCAAAGAAATCTTTATCAATTAATTCTTTGTAACCTTTAAGGAATACTGACCTTGAACCAGCATATTTCTGTTGAACCATCTTTTCAATTCTTGCATCTTCTATAACATTAACAAAAGTTTTATTAATGTTTCTTTCAATCATTTTATCCAACATATCCTCTGAAGTATACAAAGCATGACCAATCTCATGGCACACTAGTAAATCAGCAATATTATCAGACATCTCATCTTTCCAGATAGGAAGGACTAGCTCTCTGTTTTTAACGTCAAAAGAAGCAGTACTTGTCTGTTTCTGAACTACGTTAATATCTTCCTCAGATAGTAATTTTGCGATTGTTGACTTGTTTTTCATATATAACCTCTCTCGTTGAATATACTTTATTATACACAATTATTGAGAGGATGTCAAGGCCTAATATAAGTCATTGTTTTTACTCAGTTTTTTTTGGTCAATTCTGAGTGTCGTAAATAAAAAAAACGAATCGATTCGTTTTGGTGGAGCCAGAGGGGATCGAACCCACGACCTCCTGCTTGCAAAGCAGGCGCTCTCCCAACTGAGCTATGGCCCCATATATCTTATGATATGAGTTGTTGGTATTCCTTGTTCTTTGCAAGGTTTTCTTCTGTCTTTTTCTTTAACTTCTCTGTCAACTCATTCATTTTCTTTTGTTTCTTTAATGCCATATCAAGTTTTAGTTTACTTACTTTCTCAGTAAAGTTTGAACCTTCCATATGGTCATACTCATGTTGGAATATTCTAGACTGCAATCCATATAATTCTCTTTGAATCTTCTCACCCTTTTCATCTTCATATTCTACTTCGATTGTTTCTGAACGGTTTACTTTTACCCACAAGCCTGGATAGGATAAACACCCTTCGTCTATCAATACCTTTTCTATACCCTCACTTATAATCTTAGGATTAAAGACTGCAATGATTTGTTTTGTTTCAACATGATTATACATTACGAAAGCTCTTTCCAGTATACCACATTGATTTGCAGAAAGTCCAATACCTTCATAATGTTTCATAGTTTCAACAAGATTGTCTTTGAGTTCTTGTCTATTTAGTTCTGAATTACAATCCTCTAGTTTTACTTTTAGAACTGCATTGTCTGATTCTAATAATTTAAATGTTGCCATGTTCTGTTACCTTTCTCATTCCATAAACTCCGATAATGGTGAAGTTACTTTAATTCTTGCCTCTGCAATATCAAAGTATTCTTTTTCTTTTTCTATACCTATGAATTCAAATCCTTCGTCCTTTGCAGCACAACCAGTAGAACCACTTCCCATAAATGGGTCAAGTACAGTACCACCCTTTGGTGTAACCATTCTGCATAGGTACTTCATTAGTTCTTGTGGTTTTACAGTTGGGTGTGTATTTACTCTCATTGAAACTTTGTTATGTTTAGTTCCATCACCACCACCTACAAAATCTTTATTTCCTCTTTTTAACTCAGCCTTTGCTTGGTTTCCCCATGCCATAGGTTTTGGTTCAAAAGAATCTAATCCTTTATTTTTCTCTGCCTTTGATGTTTTTGGACAATAGAAAAACTTTGCCCATTCTTCTTCTAATCCGTTGTGCATTACATTTGCTGGAAATCTACCTCTTGGGTCTGCGTCTGCAAATTGAGAACCCTCTGCTTTCATACCAGAGTTGCCATCTGTCCATACTCCGTCCTCACTTCTTGTTTTTCTATTAGTAATTTTTCTTTCTGTATTACTATCACCTTCAATCCTACAACCATCTATATTAAGGCCACCAGTTCCATACTTTTCTTTATTCTGTTTATTTGTACCTTCAATTAATTTTCTAGCCATAACAATAGGTTCGTGTGCTGGTTTTAATGCAGTACCCCAACCATCTCCTATATTCAAACTCTTTGGAAATCCACTTCCATATAACCACATCATCTGGTCACGAATCTCAAATCCAGCATCTTCTATTGCAACTGCCATTCTATGATAATTTCTTGATGCTGAAAATGCAAGTATGTGTCCACCAGGCTTCAGTAGTTTCAATGCAAGTTCCCAAGTTTCTGGTCGAAATGCAATATCTCCACCGTCCCATTCTTTACCCATAAAACCAGTAGCTGCTCTTTTAAATGCACCATCTGTTCCATACTGTGCTGGTGCAGAACCTTCTTTACCAAATCGTTTTACTATTGATGCTAGATGATAGGGTGGGTCAGTAACAACAGAGTCCACTTGGACTCCATCATCTATAAGTTTCTGCATCTGTTCAATGCAATCTCCGTTAAGTAGCAACATGACTAAAGTTTTTCACCTTCTCAAATTTAACAACACTTCTGAACTTATCATATAGTGTATCGCCTTTATGGCTAATTACAAATACATTCTCTTTTGCGAGAGTATTTAAAATCTTTAGGAACTCATCTGTACCAGTTCCATCTAATGAACTATCGAATATCTCATCTAACACTAGAAGGTTTGTATTGGTAGAGTTCTTCATCTTTGCAATGGCTCTCCAAGTAAATAATAATGCAAGGTCTATTCGCATTTTTTCACCCTCACTAAATGACGCATAGGTAAATTCATCTCTGAACCTAGACTTAATAGTTTCATTAAAGTTTTCGTCTAATGTAAAGTTAACATAAAATTCCATAGATGTCAAGTAAGTATTGATTAATTTATTCATAATAGGTAAATACTGTTTGATTATCTTTGTCTTAATACCAGTATCTTGTAACATAGCTCTTGATGCTTCTGCATAAACTTTGTCTTCTTTTAGTTTTACTCTTTGTTTTACAATAGTTCTAGAACTCTCTTTCAATCCTTCAAGTTTCTCAAGGTCTGCATCACTCACATCACTAGCATTCATAATATTAACTTCTGTATCAAGTTTGACATTAAACTTTTCAATCTCACCTATAGAACTACCTAGTGTTGCAATCTTTACTTCATTACTTCGTATTGTACTTGTAGTATTTGTAATCTCAGTAAATCTACTATTTGTGTTATTCAATTCATCTTGTAACTTATGCAAGCCTGTTTGTAATTCTTTTGCAGTAGTTGTCTTTGTAGATAACATTTCTTCTTTGAATACTTCATTGATGTGTTGTTCACATGTTGGGCAGTCATCATTGTTCTCAAAGAATGTAACCATACCAGAATGATGTTTATGTTTCTCAACTAAAGTAGAACGTATATCTCTTAACTTAGTAAGTTTGTTTTTGATGTTTGTCTTATCATCTATACTATCAAACAAATTAGCATTAGATTCTGTTAGAGATTCTTTCTCTTTTGTTTTTGTTTCTACTTCTACTATATTGTTTTTAATCTGTAAGGTTTTCTCTCTCACAATTTTGTTCTTGTTTTTCTTTACATCATCAATATAGTTTTCTTGTAAGCCTATTTTCTCTGAAGTTAATTGAACTTGATATTCAATATCTTTAATCTCATCTTCAATAGTTTTAAGATTTTGTTTGAGTAACATATTCATAAGTGAAAAGATTTGTATATCTAATATCTCCTCAACTACTTCTCTCCTATGTCTTGCTTTCAATTGCATGAATGGAATGAATGTAGAACTACCCAGTATTACAACTTGTGTAAAACTACGATAGTTTAATTTAAGGATATTTTGTTCTAGATACTTCTGGTAATCTCTAGCGTTTGCATCTTGATTAACCATTTTACCATTACAATAGATTTCAAACTTATTAGGCTTGATACCTCTCATAATTTTATATTCTCTCGTACCAACATTGAATTCTATCTCAACTTCGGTTTCACGATTGTTAATAGAATTAACTAACTGAGATTTGTTGACAGTCCTGAATGGTTTACCAAATAGCACAAAACACATAGCATCAAGAATGGTAGATTTACCAGAGCCATTCTCACCTATGATTAAGGTTGTCGGTTGTCTATTCAATTGTATTTCGGTAAAGTTATTACCAGTTGAAAGAAAGTTCTTCCACTTCACAGATTTAAATATTATCAAATTTCTAAGTCCTGTGCCTCCGTATAAAGAGACTTCATTGTATTTTTCAATCGATTCTTATCAAGGGTTACATCAAGTTCATCAACATATTTATTCAGTATAGTTAAAGTGTCTTCTGAGTTATTAACAATATCGTCTGATACTGTACTTGCATCTAAGTCAGAAAAGTCCTCAATGATTTTTACTTCATAAGTATCAATCTTCAAAAGTTTATCTACAAACGCATCAAATCCATATAGGTCTTTTTTATTTACCACTATGAGCTTAATGTATTTGTTGCTATATTTTTCTACGTCAACAGTAGAATAATCTGTTTTAGTATCGTCATAATATATCTTGTCAAAAATAGTTAATGGGTTTACTATTCTTTCAAGTTCCCTTGTTTCTGTATCAAATATATGAAATCCTTTAGGGTCATCATAATCATTCCAATACAATTCATAAGGTGTTCCAAGATAATATATTTGACCATCATCATTCTTGTGGTGAAAGTGTCCACTCATTACAGTATCAAACTTTTTAAACTCACTTTTATCCATACCATTTTCTGCAACTATTTGTCCTTTGTTCATTGCAAATCCATTGATATCTAAATGACCCATACATATGTCAGCTTTAGTTTCATCAATCATACCCATTGCATAGAGGTAGTTCTGACTATTAATCCAAGGCATGAATAGTATAGGAAGTCCATCAAAGGTTACTTCTGTAGCTTCTGAATATAATTTTATAGTTTTGTGTCTACCATCAACCAATTCTTGTAGAGAGTTTACATCATTTGTATTCTTAAAGAATATATCGTGATTACCAACTAACATATGTAAGTTAATTTCTAGTAATGAAAATGGTAAAAGAAATCTTTCACGAAAGTCTTTTGCAGTACGATAGGATACAAACTTACGTCTATCCATTACATCACCTAGATGTATTACATTTTTGATATTATTTTGTTGTAGATAAGGAAAGAAGTGACCTTCATAAAAATCATAAAAGTAATCATTAAAATTTACATTATCATTTCTAGCACCAAAATGTGTATCGGTAATTATCGCAATTTTCAATCTGTAGACTCCATAAACATTTCTAAACCTTTTTTAGGTTTCTCTTTAACTTTCTTTTTAGGATTATACACAGCTTCATCTGGCACCATTATATTGGGGTCAAATCCACCTACTGAATAATTTCTATCATCTCCAGGCATAGTAACAAATGCTTGAAAGTCTGCCTTACTTATAATTCTATGTTTAACGTGTGTTTGTTTTTTTTCTCTTTGAATTCTTCTTATGAAGGCATAGTAGATAATTTGTGTAAAATATGCGAAGGGATTATTAGATTTCTCTGGATTAAAATTATGCATATACTGTAAGCAGTTTTCTATTCCATCTGAAATCATATCTTCTTTATAGGTATAGTTAATAAAGTTAGGTCTGTATGATAGACCTCTTGCAATCTTTAAAAAACATTCTCCTACATAATTTGTAATTCTTGGTCGTTCTTCACTAGTTTCTTCTGATTCCTTACACTTATCTTTCCATTCCTGCATAGCTTCTAAAAACTTTTTGTTGTCCACATAATGAACACTTTTCTTTTTTATTGCTCTTGCCATATTTAATTTCTCCATTAATATAAGTCTTTATCATACCAGATAACATAGGATTTGTCAAGGAAATAATATGTTTAATTTATCTATTGACAAGATTGTAAAATAGTGTATAATCATTTATGTAGTTCTTTGAGAAAGATAATTAATGTATTGTCTTCTTAGAGTTCATTAAGTCTAATAATATATTTTCTCTTTCTTCTTCATTAATGATATCTTCTTGTGGAACATCATCTTCTATTATTACTTTTTTCTTTTCGGCGTCTAAGATTTGCTTTAGTTCTAAAGCTTCTTGAAACTCGTCTTCACTTATTTCTGTTGGATTGAATTTTTCAGTAGTCATCATACCATCTAAAGTTCGTAAAACATATTGATAGTATCGTGTAAGACCAACAGAGGCTTCTGCCATTAGTATAACATTACTCTTTTGTACATGAAACTCTTCTTGGTCTGAAAATGGTTGTATCCATCTGGTAAGGGCAAGTGATTCAGAAACACCCTTTTTTGTTATTCTATTAATAGTATCCATTTTAAGAGGTGATGTTATTTTAAATGTACTTTCTTTTGTTTCCACAAGATTACATATTACATCTTCACCATTAGCTAATTTTAATACTTGAAAATTACTCATAGGTTTACCCTATCTCTTATACTTGCTATTAAAACAAACCAATAAAAACGTACTCTTCCTAATACACTTTTATAGCTTGAAAGTTCCTCATACTTATTTAAACCACATTCACTTTTAATAAATTTATTCATTCTTTTGAATTTTAAATATTGAAATTTATTCATTATATGTTTACCTTGTCTATTTTGTAATTAAACTCTTCTTGGTTATATATATTTAGTCTTGCATGAAAATGTCTTAATGTAAAGTTTTGATGTCCCTTTACGGATAAGTCGTCTGACAAATCAAACAATCGAATGGAATCTTTAGTATCACTCCTACGAAGTCCTCTGCCAATACTTTGAAGAACTCGTATTCGGCTCTTTGAGGGTGATGCGAACACGACATTATGGATATTACGAATATT